TATCCGAAAATATAACTCAGTTCTGATTCAGAAATTGGCTTGATTCTTGAATATCCCTTGTTATTTGATGTATCGGCAAATCTTGCCTCTACCATCGAGACGGCATTTGTAGAAAAGCAATCGGCAGGGAGGGTGTATTCCCCGCTAGGGTTAGCAGCTATTTCTATTTGAGTTTTGAAAAGATCTGCATAAGGATTACTTTTAAAAATAAGAGAAGTAATGTGCCTTTGAGCATCATTGAAATAACCCACAATTTCACTATCAGGGATGCCATTGGTGTCCTTATTGTCTGTGGCTTGTCTTACTTGGTTGATGAGAAATTCTAGTCTTCTCATGCTTTAAGTCCTTGGCCAATTTGAGCCAGCCTGTTGATTGCATCTTGTCTTGCTTGGATTCTTGCCACTTCAGCTTTATATCTATCTAGCTTTTGCTGCCTTTTTGATTCATTTACAGCTTGAAGGGTTTTTAATCCAAGCCCGATTGCTGCTCCCTTAGGCCCGCCAAAAGCAATAGCAGCATTAGCAACTGTATCAAGCCCTTGATTTGCTCCTCCCGGTTCTCTAGAGGCAACATCGAATTGACGCTGAGTCATTTTCCCAGACTCCACCATACCCGGCTCAATATCTCCAGAAAGATCTTCTACAGCAGCACTATCTTCCATCAACTTATCTGTCATAAATGACTTTTTAAGAGCGTTTTCGTAAGGACTCATTGTTATTCTCCTAAAGCACCTTATTAATTATAAACGATACAACAGAACCGACAAAAGAGCTAAATATAGCCACCTTTACCTTCAAGGTCATCATTTCAGCTTTTACTTCGGCAACATCTTTCCTGAGTTCTTTAATTTCGTCGAAAAGATGCGCTCGCCATTCTTGATCGTTTCTCATTTTTAAACTTCCTCATCTAAAATGCAAAACATCATGCCACCTTAAAAACCTGAAAGTTATTATTAAATTGAGCCGTGTTTAATGAGATTGTTACGCTATTATTGGACCTTATAGTAAGAATATCATTAGCATTTAATGAAATAATTCCAGAAAATGACACGTTATATACTTGAGATGCCCCCGTCCCATATACTTTTGCATATTGTAAGTTGGTAGCAAGTGCTCCAATCCATGGAATAAGTCCAAGCTGAGATGATGTTGTCAAAGTAGTAAATGTAGTTCCTATAGATGCAAATACAAAATATAAGCCTGTCAATGGAGCCGTAAACTGACCAGTGGTAGTGTTATATGAGCCGGGATGTGTATTAGAAATAAGGTCTTCATATACAACTGTGGTAGAAGTGCCGAGAGATTGGCTAGTATTGGTTGAGTAGTGAAGAAATACCGGAGATAAGGATGGCCCTACGGGTATTGATGAAATTGCACTTGTCACAAATTCAGTAGTGGCAAGCTGTGTCGTATTAGTCCCTGCCAGCGCTGTAGGCGCAGTAGGAACGCCAGTAAATGCCGGGGATGCCGTTGGTGCAATCGTGCTATCTGTTTCTGTCTTCGATACTTTTGTAGTTGCCATATTTCCCCCTAGCAGTTCTGGATTGATTCACCCTTAGAAAAGAATGGATCAGCAGAGATTGTTCTTGATGTTACATAGGAAACGGATTCTGTTGTGGTCTCTACACCTGTCTCAGGATCAACCTCAGTAAGGGTGCTTACTACCTTTCTCTGGATCACAAGCGTCTTATCTGGGTTAAATGTGAAGAACTCTGGCTTCTCATCGAGACCATGAAAGAAGACAACATCGACCTGACTCTTATTGAATCCTAGTGATGCACAAGTTCCATTAAGGAACTCATCACCAATCTTGTTACCCCAGAAATCTTGAAATTCATCAGCTACAAATATTGCAAACATACTTACCTCTATACGCTAAAGATCATTACAAGTGCTCGCCATGTACCAGTACCGTTAGCTACAGCACCAGCAGGGAGGTTAATCTCTGTTGTTACAGTCTTTTGATCAGTAGCAGACACAAAGGCGGCACCAGAGCTTCCTACGTTGTTTGTACCTGTTGTGAGCATATGGTTAACTGATGGGGTTCCACGACTTTCTGTTTGTATCGGTGAAGATCCAAGAACAGAGTTCTGTGTGCCTCTAATTGCCGTTGTCCCATTCACGGTGAATGTTGCAGATCCCTCTAGGTTCACCACAAGCTTGGCATATTTACCTGCTGGTACTGTGTATGATGTAGTGATGACACTGACAGATTCAGGGTTTTGCCCTGCTGATCCGCCTGATGATGGTATGTATAATGGTGCTGCCATAATGCTCCTATTAGAATCCGTAGACTCTTACGTGAATGCTCTGTAAATTAGCTGGCCTTGATGTGATATCTAGTCTCACAAATTGCCCTTCTGTAATGCTTGACTGTGCTGGATCAATGACACCTGTTGAGATCTGATAGTCAGTGGCAGTGGCCATATTCATGCTTGGCTTAGTAGTCATGATGCTCACATAGTCCACAGGTGATCCCTGAAGGTTAGTTGCCTTAAGTACATCGATCTCTAGTGTGCCAGTAGTGGCCGTACCCTTGGTGAATAGCTGAACCTCAACCTTTGTTATGGTGAAGTTTGCTGGTGCATAGAGGTATGTTGCGCCTAAAAGTGATGTGATATTGGATGTGCCAAAGACCACAGGTGCATTGAGAACTTCAATGTACTTCTTAACCGTAGGATTCAGAGCTGTGCCGCCCAGATCACCAGCAAGTCTTACGGCACCCTTAATAGTAGATGTTGCATCAGCTAGTGCCGATGGATTGGTTTGTACTTGAGATACGACAATTTCTATATTATTTGTTCCGGCTGACGGGGCTTCCGAAAATACTAAAGAAGTCCCTGAAATAGAATAAGTATTTTTAAATTGGTACACCCCATTAATATATACGCTCATTCTTTCTGCTACTACTGGATCTACAGTTGTAAAAGAAGTTTGAGATCCATTTCCAGATAAATAAGAAACAGCGTAATCCAGAGAAGTTCCGCCGGACGAGCTGATCGTAATAGTGTCTGCGGACGGAGTTAAGGTTACATTAGTTCCCGCAACCAATGACTTAAACTCGAGATTAGTCCCTGTTTTTTGAGCAAATACTGCCTCTCCTAATCCAAGGCTTGCGCCGTTTCTGACGTACCTAGCATCTCCTCTGGCTTCATTGAAATACTGAAGGTGATCGTCGCTAGAAAGATTCGACAAAAGGCTGTGAGAAGTGGCCACACCGCTAGGAGTGTAGAGCTGTTCGCCTCTGAAATCTACATAGTTTTCTCCTGCGCTTGCAGATCTTACGATAGCTTTTGGCACGTTAGTGTAGGCAGAATTAGTTTCAAAAATGACCGTACCGACCGCTACGAATTCCGCAAAAGGCAATCCACTTAGAGAAGAAATTTCTGACTCTGCTCCGGCCCTTGCCTCCGGGATGTTTGCGTACGAATTGATACCCAAAATACCAACAAAAGGATTATCAATGTCATTCGTTGCAAATACATGGACTAGTACGAAATTGTTGTTAATAACTTCAGTTAATTGCCAAGAGGCCCCAACCAATTGGTTGTAGGCAATATTAGTCCCGGTATACCCAGCAGTTCCATTATAAATTACTGGATAGGCATCTGCCGCTTTTTTTCTCCACAAAGTTCCTTGCCTATAAAGGATCGGAATATTGTTAGTTAGGGGCAAAGAAATTAAGATGTCTTCGTCTCGGATAGATCCTGCATCTGCTTGAAACTGTGCCTGAGAATTTAATGTGCCGTTTCCGTCTACAGAAAACCCTTGGAGTGCTAATCCAGACAAATACCTAGCACCAAATACAGTGTGCAAATACCCGTGGGTCGCTCCATCCATTACAAGGCCATGTCTTTCTTCTGCAAAATAAGAACGAGATGAAGTCGAAGAGTTCCAATATACAATTGAAACCAAAGCATTGTTTTCAAAGATAGAAGGGCTGAATGCTGTAGTTTCTGTTAAAACACCTGAGGGATCAAAATAAATGTAATGATTCCCGTCATCGTTAGAAATTACAATCGACTCAGTTGTTTTTGTAAATTTTTTGCCTTTTACGTACACGTCAAAAGAAGCCCCCGTTGGAGCTATCTCAAAAGTTCTAGAAATATCATCAAATGAAATTGCAGTGTCTGTCCTGTTTGGAAATCCAGTCGGCTCTTTGACTAGCTCTTGCGAGTCTGTCATTTGAGATTTTAAATAATCTAGCCCATCCGCCACGTCTGCTGGAACTGTTTGCCAATCAGCAGGTGTGCTAGGGGAGTATTTAATCTCCTCTGCTTTGTCATTTACTGTATCAAAATTACCGCTTAGCGGGTTGAAAACAAGTTTTGACATATTATGATCTCGTTACATCGATAAGTCTGTTAGAACCATCGTATAAAAAAGTAAGTGTTGCTACAGTCGTCCCGGCGTTTTTAAATACTACCGTACTAAGATCCGTAGTAGCCCCTACGTAAGTTTGTATTACTTGATCGTATGATACCGGAACTAAAGACCCGGCTGTTTTTGACAAAAGAGAATTTAAAGTAGTTTGCGTGGCAAAATCTTTAGCCTCTAAAGATGCTAAAGTAGTTTCTGTTGCAAAGTCTTTGGCTTCCAAACTTGAAAGGGTGGTTTCTGTTGCAAAGTCTTTGGCTTCTAGCAGTGTTAACTTTGCCCTTGCTTCAAAATCCTCAACTGGAAGAGCAATTGTGTTAGCTGGGACTGCAGTATCTTTGGATACTTCAGTAATTACGTTATCTAGCTTAAATTGCACTGGCCCTTGAGATATAACCAGATTCCCTTCATCATCTGCCTTGCCTGTAACCCATCCCATGACTCGAGCAAGATCCGTGAGCAAGGGTTTATCAGAAGAAATAGGGAGAACCAATACATGGTCTACATCAGGCACAGAAATGACTTCAAATTCAAAGTTTTTCAGAGATCCGTCTACAATACGGATGACGTTACCAGCAACCGCTCCGTGGGCAGTGATTTCAATGCTCCAGTATTGTACTTGACCGTCTTTTCCGATTACGTCAGAGACGCTTACGATAGTTTGGTCTGTTAGAGAAATATCAGAAAGATATTTTGGAATGCTGATAGTGCCGAAAGAATCGCTTCCAACTCCGTGGATAGTTTTAAACTGGGATTGACCCTTTTTCTTTTGGTTAGAATAACCTTGTTCTGTTGGCATGATCTCCTCCTCCTTAAGGGGAATCTAAGTATCAAAATGGCGAGCACCTTTTAGGATATTCCATGTAGGGTGATTCTCCCCACTCGCCCTACTTAATTAGAAGAAATATGAAAGCTGATCGAAGAACTGAATCTGAGCGATGATATCGGCATCAGCAGCTACGCCAGCGTCGTTGAATGTGTAAACAGTGATTGACTCAGTATCAGAGGCGTGAGCCTTGCAGATACGAGAGCTTGTAGCAGAAACGAGAGAAGAGATAAGGATATTTGATTTTGCCTTGTCTTTGAGATTGATTTTGTACTGGCCTGTTCCGAGTTTCTGAACAGAAGATACAAAAGCAGCATCAGGGCCAGAAGCAACAGGAGAACCCGCTGTTCCGTTGATTGCAATGTGCATCTGGATTTGACCAATTTGACGTACTTTAAGTGACCGGAGAAGTGAAAGAATCATAACTATTCCTTGTATAACCCTCAGAGGGAGGCTTTATTGCCTATGTGTCTATTTTACCTATGTTTTATGTAGAGGCAAGAAAAATGGCGATACCACAACATCCTTGTCATAATACCGCCACCGTAGGCGTGAGCGAACCCACTATTTCAGTATTAACAGGATTTAAGTATGTGTAAATAAAAAAGCCTCCCCGAAGGGAGGCCTTTGTACTTTATAAAGTACTAGATTACTTAGCGAGGTTGTGGAGTACGCCGTGAGCAGACGGAGTAATGAAGTTCTCCATATAAGCACCGTAACGGGCTTCGAGAACGTCTTCGTCAACTGTACGGAGGAACACAGTCTTGTCATCTTGGAACCACTCAGCTCCACCCGGACGGTGATAGCGGTGGATGAACTTGTCGTTCAGGAAGAAGATCTTGTCTTCTGGACAGAAACGGTCAACGAAGATACCGACTGAACCAGATGTTCCCATATACTCGATACCAGAGAAGCCCATGTGACCTTTAACATTCTTGTTAGGGAGGTTATAACGCTTCTGATCTTCAAGCTGAGCAAGGATCTTGCGGTACTGGTTGTAGTTACAGATGATCATGTTAGGAGCTTCGCCGAAAGATTGCTCAACCTGAAGCATAACATCGTTCATCATGTCTACAACGATACCAGAACCGAGAGCATCTACCTGAGTAGCTTGCCAACGACGCTGAACAGTAAGACCGTAGAGAGTTCCAGATGTCTTCATGAGAACACCAGAAAGACCCTGAGCTTCTGCGAGGTATGAACGCTGTGGAACAAGACCTGAAGTAGTTGGGAATGGAGCTGCGCCAGTAAGACCAGCGAGAACTGCAGATGTACCAACAAGGCTTACTGCGCGAGTAGCTTTGTTAACAGCAACGATAGTGAGAAGGTTTGCAGTAGAATCGCCACCTTCAGCAGCACCGCCGAGGTTGTCGCCAGCGTTGAGGCCAGTAACTACCTGAACAATAGACTTCTCTTCGAGGTTAGCGATATTCCAATCAGAAGCGCGCATAACAACGACATATGGAGAAGCAATTGTACCAAGACCAGATACGTTTGTAGCACCTGCACCGCGAGCAAGTACGCCAGATCCGTCACCGAAGAGGATACGGCTCATGTTACGCATATAGTCTTCAACAGTCTTCTTAATAGGGAATGCCAGATAAGTCTGGAATGCGCCTTTAGAAGAAGAAGCTGCTTTCAGACCTTCGCGGTCAACGAAAACGCGTGAGTAGTGCTTCTTAGCAGTGATAACAGCCTGTTCTACGAGAGAAGGGTTACCCTGTGGGAGAAGCTTAGCACCGTAACCGCCAGCGAATGAAAGCTGGGTTTCGATGTTCATCTGCTTACCAACGAAATCATTTGATTTCTTGATACGACCTTCGAGGACGTTTGCAGAGTTATACATATTCTGTGAACGGTTTTTGAAAAGTGTGAGGAACAATCCTGTTTGTTCCGAAATGCTGTATTCAGCCATAAAAATTCCCTTTTTTAGTTAATGTTAATTCCAATCATCAAAGGATTCGTATTTTTCCAAATCCTGTTTCAAAGGCTTTTTAGCAGGGGTTTTAGCCGTCTTGCTATAGACCTTTGTGTTGAGTTCCTTAACTTCCTCCTCTACTGAGAAGTTACGTTTAAGTACCTCTTGGATAGCTACCTTATCAAGTTGCCCATCCCTGAGCTTTCTAGACAATTCAGCTACTACGTCTCCGTACTTACCTTCGGAAATGTTTTCTTCATAAGGTGCAACTAGCTCCTTAACTACTGCAATATGTGGCTTCAAGCTTGCATAGTCCACAACTGCCTCGTAATCAAGCTCGTTTTCATCAAGCCCTGCAGCCTTATAAATCTCTTCCAGTTCCTCGGAAGCCTCAACAAACTGATCCTCAGACACATTATAAGTTTGGCGAAGTGAGTCAACTTTTTGGCGAACCTGATTAAAGGTTTGTTCCTCTTGTTCTCTCGCTTGACGCTTCTTACTGATACCCTCGTACAGCTCGTCTTTTTTCTTATGGAAATAAAGCTCTCGCTCTGTTTCCGTCATATCAAGGAGCTTACCCAGTTCTTCTAGATTCGCTTCCATGACACGTCTATAAGCATTATATGGATCTTTCCCAGACATTTCAACTAAATACATCAGGGAATCTAAAGGATTGCCTTCCTTGTCTTCTAAAGGAGCCAGAGCATTCTTTAAATGAGTCGAAAGTACTTCTTTTTGCTTAGTAATATTTACCTTTTCGAACTCAAGAGCTTTTTTCTCTTTGCCGATTTCAGTAAACTTTTTATCCCATGCAGTTTTCCCGGCATAGTTATTAATAAGTTCCTGAGCCGTTACTTCCTGAGTTTCCCCGTCAACTTTGACCTTAAAAGTAGCATCTGAGTCAATGTTGAACAGTTCATCGCCCATCCGAATACGGAGCTTTTTACTGTCCTTTTTGTCTTTATCTTCTTTTGGCTTTTCTTCTTCCTTCTCATCCTCTTTGGCTACCTTTTCCTCTTCCTCTTCGCCTTCTTCCTCAACTTCTTCTTCGTCTTCTTCTTTTGCTTGTTTTTTGTCGTCTTTAATTACTTTGCCATCGGCATCTGCCTGAGAATCTTTAATTACTTTAAGATCTTCAGATACTTTTTCGCCTTCTGGTTCTGGCTTAGACCAATCGTCATCGGCAGAATCTGCCTCCTCTGCGATTGTTTCCATGTCATCAAAAGTTTCAAATGTAGATTCATTTGAAGTTTCTTCCGCTGAAAATTCCATTACATTTCTCCCTGTTGTTTAATTTCTTGATCAATTTGCTTCATTGCGTTAGGTGTTTCAATTGAAGATTGACCGGGTTGTTGCATATTTTGAGCTAGAGCTGGGTTCATCGGCGGGGCCATAACAGGAGGAGTAAACACCATAGGATACTTGGTGAACATACTCATCTCCATCTGGAACGCAGGGTTTTTAACTGACTTCTCATAGCACAGCATTTCGATTGCTGCGATGTAGTCCATAATTGCCTGTTTTGTTTCCGGGCGAATGATAAATTTATATTCCGGAGACTCTACGAAACGAGAGAATACTCCATAGAATTCTACCAGACCGTCTGTCATCTCTGGAGCAGGAGCTTCCTCGCCATTGAGAATCATATCCAGACACTGACGAGCAGTATCGATAGAATATGTGACCTCATCCTGAAATGCTTCGACTAGGTTGAGTCCTAGGATCTTAATCATCTCTTTCTTACCAAACACTGGGTCTTTTTGGTTTGCAGTATTTAGATCTACGATATCCGCCATACGCCCCGCCCGACTTGAAGACAGTGCTGAGTCGTTTTCAATACGAATATCGTAGATGAGATTGAAGTCAAATTTCTTAAATGACTTCATGAGGTAGCTGTTGTTATCTCCGAGGATACGAGACATACGTCCGTCATCCGCTGAGTAATACTGCGCCATACGAAGTACAGTCTTGCGATAAAGATCGAGTACCCGCTGCTTTCTGTTATTAGATGTAACAGACATTGCTTGGAACTGTTGATCTTCTAGGAGTCTCATTGCTTGAGCTGCTGTAACACCCTGAGGTACGTTACCACGAGAGATATCAAAAAGACGTGCAATCTTACCCGCGCGCGTAGAGATTAGATTTGAAAGCTCTAGTTCGTTTCTGTTGATGTAGTTTGGCTGAAGGACTTGAGGAGGAGTGCCGCCACGATACGAGATAGATCCGAAGTCATTGTTAAGTGACTGCTTGTCTACTGAGCCTTCAGGGAATACATACTTTGGTGCATTGAGTACGCCATGGTTGCGAGCAATGCCTGACCATAGGCTGTTGTTCATGCGGTAGAACTGCTCGATGTTTACGATAAACGGACGACCCCAGAACTCATCGAAGATTTCGATATCTTTGTCCTCGATGAATGGAAGTTCCTTGTCCGAGTATGGAAAGTCTTCCCATTCAAGGATAAGATCTTCGCAATAAGTTATTTTACATCCTTCCGGGAAGAATTTGGTTGGTTTGTGCCAAAACGTGCGCAGCATGACCATATTGTCTGGGACGGAGAGATCGGAAGCAGACATATCCCACATAACGTGGGCGTTTTCTTTGATTCTCCCTTTTGCTTTTGGATACATTGCTTCGACTTCTTCTTTGAATTTCCATTCAATGACTTCGACATAATCACAATCCTTGATGCATTTCTTAGTTTCTTCTGGGAAGAAATGATACGGAAGCAAAGGTTTAATTTCTACGTCACCTAGACGCATCTCCTCATCCGTGAGGTACTTGCCTTCGATGACGATACCTTGTTCATCGGTCTTAGGTACTTTGCCGCCGTATTGTTTTTTCTTGGCTTCGTATTTAGGATTCAATGGCCCAATATCGGGATTCCAGCAAACCTCAGCAATAGTATGCCCCATGAGGAACATAATACGATCCATTCTGCTTACGATACGGTCAAATTTCATTTCTTCCATACGCGATTGACAGAGGATCTTACACGCCTTGGCGTTGTTGATATCGTCCTGATCGAAATACGATTGAGGAAGAAATGCTACCTTAGCTGTAGACTTAGAGATCTCTGCTACCTTCTGGTCAACAAGATCCCAGACAAGATTGTCACGAAGCTTAGGCTTTTTAGACGAACCCGGAACATATCGCGTATTAGTCTTAGTCAAACCATCGCCATGCTCTTCCGCTACGTTCTTATACATCTGAAGATAACGGCGATACATAATGAATCGCTGGAAACTTCCTTCGTAGACTTTACGGAAGCGTTTGTTCAGCCATTCTCTAGTCCCTTCTTCTGTTTTATCTTCGCGGAACTGAAAGGGAACCACTTCTTCTGTGGATTTTAAATTATCAAAATCTTCAAATGTCTCAAACATAGAACATCCCTGTTAAAAATTATTTGTTTCTAGGATTTCGCTTAGAGGATCAACGTCTTGTTTCTTTTTGCCCTTACGCTGCAGTGCCAGTGCTTCTTCGAGGACTTTGTCGTCGTCACCGTCGAGAATTTTCTTCTCTTCTTCTGATTCTTTGAACGGATCAAAAGTTTCCAGCGGCTTCCATTCAATCTTATGTGTAGACCACTTCTGGGCAAGCACAATTACGATTGCCGCAATAGATACAAGCAATGACACCAAAGAAAAGGCGATTGCAAACATACTAATCATAGAACTCATCAGTAATCTCCTCATCAAAATCAATAGGCATCTCTATTATTTCTTCGTCCTGCAAATAGTCTATGGCAGTCCATTCTCTTTTGTCATCCGGTCTTTGATGACGATCTCTTGGGACTGTGGATAGGTAAGCAGCATTGAACATATACCTTACTGCGTCAATTGCATGGTCATTGATCTTGGGGATCTTGCCATTCTCGTCTGTTGCGTAGGTAGACATCTCGCTGATAAGACCTTTGCATCGATCTGAGATGACAAACAAGTCTTCAAGCAAGAAGTCTTTAATGGCACTGAGCTTTTCTTCTTTCTTATTGATATCTTTCGTACACGGCATGATAGCGCGACGATATTCGGACATTACTTCGTTCTGAAACCATGTAGCTGCGTAATCATAGGACTCATGCCAATCTGCTCTGGGCATAAGTTCCTGCATTTTCTTCATGGCAAGAGGATAAATTTTCCTAGTAGACATTTCCATCTTACGCTTTTCGTAGATTTCGTCGAGGATGACTACTTTTTTAGAATATCTATTAACAGCGGCAAAGACAGCAGCAAAACAAGTAGCAGAACCGGGATCATATGTAACATAGTACTGCCAATCCCGCCACGAGCTGTAGACTTCGTTAAAGAGTGTCGAATGTTTCTTAACATGGCGGGATTCTCCGATAAAGTCTCCGCGTTCGTCGTATCTTGGTATCTCGAGCATAGGAAAGATGGCATTTGCACCGCCGGGTACGATCTCTGCCTCGATCTCTCTCATGTACTTTGCCCATTCGCCTTTGTTTATGGCGGCGATGCGCTCGAGTTCTAGTTCTTCTTTGTCTATATACGGATTAGTATGCGTGGGCCGCTTAAAATAAGCACCTCGGGGATCAAGCTTAAACTCTTCCTCCGTCCTAACAAAAAAATGATCGAATAATTCAGGCGGAGTCCCAACGATAAGGAGCGGAGCTTTCTTCGCGAGCAAGTTATCCGAGAATCCTTGGTGGAATCTATAGTCGTGA